ACGCAGGTATAATTGTTGTTAGTTGCTCGCTCTTCGCTTGCAACTGCTGTTATTATACCGTCGAATTTCAACGAAAGTTGAGCCCCATGGGGCGTAAATTCGCGGGGTACTGCATTGTGTATATCTAGTGCACGCAATCTTTTTATAATTTTTGAGAATGGGTTGTTTTTCAACCTTATCGAGGGGGATACTTGTCTTTTTGGGGGTTTTTAAAAAAAAGTCTTGCAAAATATATTTTTTTGTGTATTTTTAAGTAGGTTATATACAGTAGGTTATAGAGTAGGTACCCTTATTACCATCAAAAGACAAAGAAAACCTTGCTATGTATAGCAGTTTATAGCTATATTATAGCCATGTATAAGCCAGAAAACCCTATAAGACAGCAGAATATGATGATGAGAGGTCCTTCTCCAACATTAGTCTGGAATGAGCATGGAGACCCAGTACGTAATCTATATGACCCTAAGGAATACAGCAATGATATTCCTCCTATTTGGGCTAACTTTCTTTATTCAGGTTTAAAAAATAAAGATAAGATAGAGAAAACATTTAAGAAGTGGGAAAAAGACCCTAGTTTAGCAGAACCTGCTTTAAAGGGTTTATTAGGTCAGTATATGTTAAATGAATTGCTACCTAGCAATGTTAAGGTAGATTTAAAAGATAAAGGGATAAACTATCAAGCAAATGATAGGTTAAATGTAGGCTTAAGAGAACAAGATGATACGACATTTTTAGATTTAGGATGGAGGTTTTAAATGAGTATATGGGGAACAGATTGGACGCAAGTAGATAATGCTTATAATCAGCAATTTAATCCAGAGCAACCAGCTGGTCAGCCTATAATTAATGATACTAATTATGGTTTTTTGCAAGTAAATAATCCAGCATTGAGAAGTAGTAACTTTCAGGTTCATATGCCTGAATTAGATGAGGATGATTTTAATTTTGAAAATCAACAACGTCTTGGACTATTTGGTAAGCCTGGTGGTTTTGGTAGTGGGGAAGGCTTATTAAGTCAAATAGGACAGGGAGGTGACCGTTTTATGGGTAAATTTGGTACTGGAGAAGGTAAGTTAGCTAATATGGATTGGAAAGGTGTTGGTTCATCAATTGGTGATGGTTTAATGAAAATGGGAGCTAATATGGGTCAAGGTTTCCAATATGGCCAATATGGTGGAGGGTATTAATGACTGATTATGAGAAAATGTTAAGCCAATTTGGGGCTCATTGGCAACAAACTCCAGAAGGTATGGAAGATTTGATGGGTAAGATAGGACATCATGAGTCTGCTGGTACTATGGACCCTACAATACATCAATATGGAGGAGGTCCAGGCAGGGGTATATTCCAATACGAAACTGGTGCAGACCAAGGAGGAATGACTGCCAGGAATAGGTTAGTTACATGGTATGGAGAACAAGGGTTAAATATTCCAGATTGGTTAAATCAAGAGAATATGGATGCGCAAGGATTTGATGCGTCTATGTTAAACCCAGAACAGCAGAAAATGTTATTTCTAGCTGACAAAAGATACCATCCTACAGCTTCTTTAAGACCTGATGATGTTTCTAATGTTGGAGATTGGTGGGCTAAGAATCATTGGGCAGGTGGAGAAGAAGGCTCAGATATATACGAACAAAGAGTTAAATCTTTTAATAGAGACCTTGAAGATAGTGATATTATAGATGATGTGGTAGCAGAACAAGGTTCAGAAGCTTTTTTACAATAACAGGGAGAAGGAATGGCAGATAGTATAGCAAATCAGTTTACTGGTTTACCAATGGAGACATTGATAGCAGCACCTTTATTAGCAGCTTCAGAAGGGCAAAAGTCCTTAGCTGCAACTACAGCTTCTTTTATACAAGAAGTTGGTATGGATAAAGATGGAAATACTAAGTCAGTTGCATTTAAGTATGCAGATGGCTCTGAAAGTGTTGCATTAGATGTACCATTGTTATCAATAATCAATATACCAAGTCTATGTGTAGATGAGATTGGTATTAATTTCGATATGGAAGTATCTACACAAACAGCTAGCAAATCATCAACAGATTCAAGTGCAACAGCAAGTGCATCAGTTGGTTGGGGTTGCTGGAGTGCTAAGTTCGAAGGTAAAGTATCACACCATAGCGAAAATAGCAGAAGTTCTGATACGTCAGCTAAATACACTGTATCAGTTAAAGGCAAGCAAGAAAAACCTGAAGGTTTAATGAAAGTACTAGATATGTTAAATAATAGTATTGGTAAACAAAAGGGAGCTACGCCAGCTGATGGCTCAGGAAGTTAAGAAAGGAAACTTTCTAGACCATTTAACTAAAGGTCTCTATGATGCGGTTGTCCAGGCACAAGCCTTAGCAGAGAATCAACATATAGAGGCCTTCAGTAAGTACGTTAATGAGGATGGTACTCCTAAATGTATGAAAATGGTTATAAATGGAGAGGATGTGCATGTACCTTTAGCAACATTAGCTCCGCAGAGTTCTATAAAGATAAAAGAACTTAAAATGGACTTGAAGGTAAAATTAAATAACTTCGGCAAGAGAAAGTCCAAAAGAGGTGGTGGTATATTTAGAAGAGGTGATGCAGGAGCTATATCAGCTGATTTAGGTTCTTCTATACTACCCCATAAAAGTAATTATGCTAATTTAACAATAACATTTGAAGGTAGTGACCCTCCAGAGGGGTTAGTTAGGTTAAATAATAACTTAATTAAGCAAATACCTTAATGTATACTATAGAGATACACCATAAGGGAGATAAAGAAGCTACAACTTACTTTATCTATAAAGAGTTAGAAGCTAAAGAAAAAGGTATAGAGTATAAATACTGGAGAGATGCAAATGAAGGAGAATACGGATTATCCGATGATGGTTATATTGCCAAAGTCATTACGAGAGCAGTATACAAACCTACTAGTATCTATGTTCGTTATCCCTATGGCTATACTTTTTTTAATCCTAATTATACTACTACTAAGCTTAAAGCAAGTGGTCGTATGGCTAATAACACCATTAGTGGAAAGACTCACTGGGAAGTCTTGTGTGGGCAACAGAAGATAAATAGTCTAGCTATGGTATATGCCCAAGTACAGGATTATGATAAAGCTATAGGCATGGTACTAGATAATCCGACAAGAAACCAAGAGCGTATGTGGAAACGCAGAATGAAAACGGAGAAATTCAAAGATATGGTAAGAGATGAATTACAAAAGTTACTTCAAGAACATGGTATGACAGAAGCTTATACTTTAGAGTTACTTGAAGAAACTATACAAAAAGCCAAAGATAAAGGCGATATAACTAATTTAATGAGGGCAGTAGATAATCTTCAAGATATGCATGGTATGAAAGATAAGAATCTTGTCAAAACTACAGAGCAGATAGAAGCTACTAGTAATGTTAAATTAATAGATGAGCTTAGAGAAGAAGAAGAAAAACTTATTGCTACAAAGACTACTATTAAGGAGGAAGAATAATGCCAAGAGGTAAGGGAACATATGGTAAAAAAAGAGGAAGACCACCTGTTAAAAAGAAAAAGAAAGTTTTAAAAAAGAAAAAGAAATACTAATTGGATTACGAAGAGAAATATGCTCAGTTAGAAGCGCTTAAGAAACTGCGGAATAATATGGCACTGTTTGGAAAGCACTGTTTCCCCACAGCCCTCCGCAAAAGCACGCCTCCGTTTCATTCGGAGGTCTACGCTAACTTAGCTGATGACGAAAAAAGAAGAGTATTAATCGCTGCTCCTCGTGGCACAGCGAAGAGCACGGTTACTACTCTTATATACCCATTATGGAGAGTGGCTTTTAAAAAGACAGATGAAGACTTATTTATAGTTATAGTATCTGAGTCACAAGCTCAGTCTATAAACTTCTTATCAAGAATTAAATATCATTTGACACATTCAAGTAGATTTAAAGAGATATTTGGCGATATGGGTCCTAATACAGCTAATAGGTGGACACATACTGATATTGTTCTTGCTAATGGTACTAGAATAATAGCTGTTGGTACAGGACAAAGAGTTAGGGGTTTTATTGAAGGTGATACAAGACCTAACTTAATTATAGTAGATGACTTTGAATCAGAATTAAATGCTTATACTCCAGAGGCAAGGGCTAAGAATAGAAAGTGGATGACAGAAGCTGTTATTCCATCTTTGTCTGATGAAGGTAAGATTGCAATGATTGGTACGGTAATATCTGAAGATTGTTTCCTTTACTGGGCAAAAGAGTCTTCTGCTTGGAATGTATTATGGTATTCCATATGGAATAACAAGGAAGAGAGTATTTGGCCTGAAAGGTTCCCAAAAGAAAGAATCCTTGGCATCAAGGATGAATTTTCTTCTGTTGGAAATATTAATGGATTCTATCAAGAATACATGAATATAGCACAATCGCCAGATGATGCTCCTTTTCAGCCTGATTGGATTAAACTCCATAGTTATGAATATAAAAGAATTGATGGACAAAATGTTATTATTAAAAATGAAGGGTTAGAAAATGAAAAAATTAAACCTGTTGAACTCTATACTGGAGTGGACCCTGCAAGTTCTCTTAGTGCTAGGGCTGATTTCTTTGTTATTGCTACTATTGCCATTGATAGTGAAAATAATAAATATGTTATAGATATATATAGAGATAAGATTTCTCCAGCAGAACAACCTCAGAAGATAATTGATGTTTATAAAAAGTTTAAACCTAGGCGAGTTAAGGTAGAAACTGTTGGATATCAAGAAGCTTTAAGAACTGCAGTAAGAGAAATAATGAGAGAAGAGCAGATATATATCCCTGGATTAGAAGCTGGTGTTAAACCCAGAAATTCTAAATCAGAAAGATTATTATCACTTGTCCCTTTGTTTGCAAAGGGTACTTTTTACTTTAAACCAGAGCATATGATTGCCCAACAAGAGTTTCTTTCATACCCAAAAGGTAT